CTTTTATAGATTTTTATGAAAGTAAAGGTTGGATGGTAGGTAAAAATAAAATGAAGGATTGGAAGTCAGCAGTAAGAACTTGGGAACGTAGAGAAGTAAAGAAGCCACAATCAATGTCAAAATTAGACGCACAAATAAATGCTTGGGAAGAAGCTAAGAAATTAATATAATTATGAAACCACTAAAACAAGAAAACTTACAAGAGCTAACTAATAAAGTCCTGGACTTAGTAGCAAAGACATCAGTAGAAATAGGACATAAGACTGATCCTAAAACATTAGCTAGTCTTAGTAAGATATTTGCACAAGACTTAATACAAGAGAAAAGATTTGGAAATATGACTTGGAATCAAGTAGAGGATGCTTTTCATCAAGGTGTTAGGTTTGGTAAAGATGAACCATTTTTAAACATCAGAACCTTTTACAAATGGTGCTATGCTCAAAAACAACTTATAGACAATGCCTATTATGAAGTGCATACATTAGGAAAGCCAAAAGAAAAAACTTTATGGTATCAAGAACCAATAAAACTACTAAGATGATAGGGTGGGTAATAATAACAGCTATTGGAATGTGGCTAATAAGAGAACTAAGATGAAAACAAAAGATACTATAAGAAAGATCCTATTAGAAAAACCTCACTTAAGAGACAATGACAATAAACTCATAGCTTCCTTTTGGTATAGAGAATTAAAACAATAAGATATGAAAGAGTATTATTCAATAATAAAAATAGATGAATCATTAGATGAACAAATAGAAATACCAAAAAAGGTATTAGAAAGCGAGGTATATAAAGTTGCTATTGATATTTTACACGAGGGGGAATATTGGCTACATACTCACAGGAAGAAAACATTAGATGACAGTATGGAACTGATAGAACAATACGCTAACCAAAAAGTTATTGAGGAGTTGGAGTTACTTAGATTACAAGCACATGTTTGCTATGAAGGTGATGGATTTGATGAGTTTAGAAAAATTGATGTTGAAGATATAGACAGTAGAATCAAAGAACTAAAACAATAGATAATAACAGAGTAAAGACCTTCTCACTAATATAGGCATTATAAAGATGGAATTAACATTAAGACAACAAACAAAAAAATGGGATGTATGCTTTTGGTTAGGATATACAAAAGACATTAACTTTACTATTGATTGGGATAGTGGATTTACTTTTAAAGTATCATTCATATTCTTTCAATTCTTTGTAGATTATGGAGATGTAGTAGAAGATAAATTACCAAAAACTTCAATAGATAAAGAATTACTTTACTTTGCAAATATGTTATATGCTACAAGTAAAGACGACACTAAAAGAGTAAACTCCATTGTAGATGGTATACATAAATTAAAACAATAGATATGAGTAATCCAAAAAGAACAAGAAAAGAAATTAGAGAAGCGATAAAAAAAATAAAAATAAAAAGAGAATTAAACAATAAGAACATAGATGCTGAAGAAATAACTGCATTAAACTTTTTACATAAGTATGCAGATAATGAATTAACTAATGCTGAGAGTATAAGAAGAATGAGAGCTAAGCTTCAGGAAGAAGAACCAGGATTAAGAGGAGAAGCATATAAAATTCGTAAGGGTAAGCTACAAGAAGAATGGAGAAAAAACTTAGGATATGAAAACAATTAGCAAACTTAAGAAAGAACTTGATAAGTGGTTTAGTCTTTACATTAGACTTAGAGATGCTACATCAGAAGGAGCAGTAATTTGTATAACTTGTGGATGTGTTAAAAATTATAAGCAAGGTATGCAGAACGGACATTTTCAAAGTAGAAGTCATTTAGCTACAAGATTTGATGAACAAAACTGTCAGCCACAATGTGTAGGTTGTAATATGTTTAAACAAGGAGAACAATATAAATTCTCAATAGCATTAGACTCAAAGTATGGAGAAGGTACTGCACAAGAGTTAGAGTATAAAGCAAGACAAATAACTAAGTTTACTAGAGCTGACTATGAAGAAAAGATAACTTATTACAAATTAGCTGTTAAAAACTTAAAAGAAGAAAAAGGAATTGAATAAAATATTATGATATATTTGAAAAATGATAGAACTTATTTACTCAAGTCAAGAACACAAAGCTTTAATAGATCTTTATATTAATATGTGTAAAGAGTTTGCAAAAGACGTAAGTAGTAAAACTAAGTACAATAATTACAAAGATGTATTAAAAATTATATTAGAATATCATAATGGTTATGGTAGTGGAGTTGAAGAAAATAACTTTTATGATTGGCTTATGATAATACCAATTAACTTATCAGTAGCTACAAATGGTTTTTTTGCTGGAGTTGAAACTAAACGTAACAGAGCAGTAATAAGAACGTATAAGGTAGTCCTTGAAGAAATACTACAAGAGACAGTAGATAAAATAAGTTTATTAGAAACAACAAATGAATAAGATATATCTTGAAATAGCTAAGCTTACAGATAATTTTAGAACTATGTCATACAGATTAACGACAGATGAAAACAAGATAAATGAAGCAGTACAAGAATTGATGTTATATTTTATGCAAATGAATCCAACAACACTAAAGTCAATTTATGATAAAGACGGAGTAGATGGATTAACAAGATACGGAGCAGTAGCACTAAGAAGGGCATTGACAAGTAAGAGAAGTAATTTTTATTATAAGTATGAAAAGTATTATACACGTATTGATAGCTTTACTAACAATGTTAGCGTCTCTAGTAATCATCTTGACTATGGAAATGATAATAGTTATTATAAGAGTCTATCAAACATTCCTAATGCAGAAGTAGACAATGCTCAATTACATAAATTAGAAATTATAGACAAAGAGTTAGACAAGCTAGAAAATTGGTACGACAGAGAGTTGTTTAAGCTATATTACTATGAGGGCAATACATTAGACTCACTAGCTAAAAAGACTAAGATAAGTCGTAATAGTTTATTTACAACAATAGATAAAGTAAGAACAATACTAAAAAATGAATTAAATGAAGATGTATGATCCTGTAAAGAATGATAGTTTTGTAATGATGTTTGGCTTTAGACATCCTGATTGGAGAAAGAAATGAAAATAACAAACGAATGTAATATGGAGTTAATGTCAAGGTATGCAGACAATCATTTTGACTTAGCAATAGTAGATCCACCTTATGGCATTAACGCTTCTAAGATGAATATGGGCAAGGGTAAAAATAAGAAATGGACTAAAAAGAGTTGGGATAGCGAAACGCCTAGCAATGAGTACTTTATAGAGTTGTTCAGAGTATCAAAGAATCAGATTATATGGGGGGGCAACTATTTCAGATTGCCAATAAGTTCAGGATGGTTGTTTTGGGATAAGGAGAAAGGTAAGGATGTTTCTTTTGCAGACGGAGAGTTAGCGTGGACTTCTTGCTCTAATGTATTAAAAAAAATAAGTTGTAGATATGACGGTTTTATAGGTGCTGATTATGATGGAAGAATACATCCAACACAAAAACCGATTAAACTTTACGAAAATATTTTAATGAAATATGCAAAAGAAGGAGATAAGATTCTAGACACACACTTAGGTAGTGGAAGTATTGCAATAGCTTGCCATAATTTAGGTTACGACTTGACAGCTTGCGAATTAGATAAAAAATATTATGAAGCATCTATGAAAAGATTAAATGAACATACATCTCAATTAAGAATAATATGAATAGGTTTTTTGTTGAAAATGAAGTCTATGAAGATAGGATAGAAATCTGTAAGGGTTGTGCTTACTATTATAAGCCAACAGGTAGTTGTAAAATTTGTATGTGTTTTATGAAAATCAAGGCACGTATAGCTAACCAACATTGCCCACAGAAGTATTGGGATAAAACGTCAGAAGTTATGAAAGCACCAGATGACTTACCACAAGAAATAATAGATGCTATATTAAATATGTGGGAAGACTTAAAAACAGGAAGGGCAAAGAACGTACAAGCTAAAAAGAAAATGATAGAGACTTACAATACAATATACAATACAAACTATCAAACTAATACTAATTGTGGTTCTTGTATATCAACTTGCTTCGATGGTATAAAGAAACTATATAAAAAATACAGCCAATGAGTTACTTAGCACACCTAAAAAGAAATAAGATGCACTACTCAAGTAGATGGGTAGTGAAATACAATGAAGACTTAGTAAAAGAAGTAAAGCTTATATACTCTCCTGAAGAATATAGAAAGTTTACTGATGCTAAACCTTTACACACACAAGACGGACTAATTAAAATACTAGAAAATGACAAAGAAAGAAGGAATCAATCCTAAGATGTTAATGAGCAAAGAAGAACTAGGAATACCTGACTATTACATTGGTAAGGTGTTTGGATATGAAGCACGTAGAGTAGTAGAAGACTTTGATCTAAGCTACAATATGGCAACAGCTGTAAGTTATCTATTACGTGCAAAACGCAAACATAGTGATGGTGGCATCCAAGATATAAGAAAAGCTATAAATCACTTACACTTTGAACTAGATAAACTACAATGACACTTTATAGTTGCAAATGTGGTAACACACAAGAAATAGGTAAACAGACTATTAGATATAGAGACAATGGCTGGAGAACAATAGAAGCTAGATGTGAATGTGGTCTATGGATGGATAGTAAACCAGAAGAAGGTATGCCTACAATTAAACGTACAGAACCATCTCTAACTAAGAGAAGGAATAAACTATGGGAAGGTGCTAAAGAAAAGCTAGTAGGAGAGAGAGGTATAAATGAATCATTTGATTAATGAAGTACGTCATAAACAATAGTGAAGACAAGCAAAAGTTATTTGACTATCTAAAAGAATTAGGTAATGACTATATTGTAGATGTTAAGAAACAAAAAAACAATAGAAGCAAAATGCAGAACAATTACTATTGGGCTTGTATAGTACAACCATTAGCATCAGAGCTAGGTTACTTTCCTGATGAAATGCACGATACACTTAAAATAAAGTTTGCTAGTGAATGGCAAAGTATAGATATAAACGAAAGACAAATAGGATTACAAGTAGTAAACAGTACAGCTAAAATGAATACTAAAGACTTTGAAGTATATGCAGATCAAATAAGGATATGGGCATTGTATGAATTAGGTGTAAGACTAATGCTACCAAATGAATATGAGTAATTTCTATTATATAATAACAACTTGATTAATCAAATTATTTCAAAATGAGTACACACGGAGGAAAAAGAACAGGAGCAGGTAGAAAAGCAAAAGCAGATGAACAAAAGCTTATAGAGAATCTAACACCTATGAATAGTCTAGCACTAGACTCACTACAACAAGGATTAGAAAAGAAAGAACAATGGGCAGTTAAGTTATTCTTTGAATACTTCTATGGTAAACCTCAACAAAGAGTTGATGTAACAACTAATGAAGAAAGTCTAAATATGCCTATCATTAACTTTGTAGAAACTGAACCTGTTATTAAACTTACAGGAATTGATACTGAATAAGAAATACGAAGAACTATTTTCATCTAAAGCTAGATACTACATTATCACAGGTGGTAGAGGATCAGGTAAGTCATTTGCTGTTACAGTCTTTCTTACACTACTAACAATGACAGAAGGCATCAGAGTATTGTTTACACGTTTTACAATGGTATCGGCTCACTTGTCAATCATACCTGAGTTCTTAGAAAAGATAATACTATTAGGATATGAAAATACCTTTAGTGTAAATAAAGCAGAGGTAGTCAATCTAAAGAATAAATCAGACATACTATTTAGAGGTATCAAGACATCAGCTGGTAATCAGACTGCAAGTCTAAAATCATTACAAGGTGTAAGCACTTGGGTACTTGATGAAGCAGAAGAACTTATTGATGAAGATATATTTGATACAATAGATTTAAGTATTAGAGAAAAGAATATACAGAATAGAATCATACTTATACTTAATCCTGTTACTAAAGAGCATTGGATTTATAAAAGGTTTTTTGAAGACAAAGGAGTTGAAGCTGGATATAATGGTTTTAAAGACAATGTATGCTATATACATAGTACATACGAGGATAACAGAGAAAACCTCTCAGAAAGCTTCCTAGAGCGTATTAAGACTATAAAGCACAATAACTTTAAGAAGTATCAACATAAAATTCTTGGAGGTTGGTTAGACAGAGCAGATGGTGTAGTATTTGATAATTGGAGTATAGGAGAATTTAATCCTGATAACTTACAAACATCTTGTGGAATGGACTTTGGATTCTCAGTAGATCCTGATTCATTAACTGAAGTAGCAATAGATAAAAAGAGACAAAGGATATATCTTAAGGAACATATATACAAGAATGGTTTAAAGTCAAATGAATTAGCACAGATAATACTAGACAAGGTAGGACAGAAGCTTATCATAGCAGACTCAGCAGAGCCAAGACTAATAGCAGACTTAAAGCATTTAGGAGTAAACATTAAACCTGTTAAGAAAGGAACTATTGAAAGTGGTATAACACGTATGCAAGACTATCACTTAGTAATAACACCTGAATCAACTAACATAGCTAAAGAGCTAAATAATTATATATACAGCGACAAAGGTTCTAAATTATATCACGATTCATACAACCACGCAATAGACGGAATAAGGTATAACGTAATCTACCATTTAGACAATCCTAATGCTGGAAGGTATTATGTACAATAAAAAAAGGGCAGCATAAAGCGTACCCTAATTATTAACTAAAACTAAGCAAAGATAACATTTTAAACTAAATATCAACAATTTCTATTATATAGTATATGAAGGTAAAGATTAAGAAGAAGGGAAAAGTAAAAGAGTTCAAGTTAATTAACAAGTGGGAAGACGTAACATTAGAGAAGTGGATAAAACTTGTTGATTATCATAAACTTAGTAAAAGTGAAGAAGCTTTAGAAACTATAAAAGCATTATCTAACATTCCTAAGAAGTTAATAAAGGAATTAGAATTAAAAGATATAGCTATTATAATGGGTAAAATTTCTGAGCTACAACAGAAGCAAAATAGTTCTTTAAAAAGGATAATTGAAATAGATGGTAAGAGATATGGTTTCCATCCTGACTTAGACTCAATCACATTAGGAGAATGGTCAGACTTAGAAACTATGATAAAGAATGATGTAGAGAAGAATCTACCTGAAGTTATGGCTATACTATATAGACCGATAGTAGAAGAACAGAATGACATCTATACAATTAAAGCGTATGATGGAGATATAAGCATACGAGCCGAACAGATGAAGAAAATGTCAGCTGAACAAGTGCAAAGTGCATTGGTTTTTTTTTACACTTTAGGCAACGAATTGTTACTGACTTTGCCATCATTTTTGACGGAACGGCTGAAGGAAATAAAGGAGCAGTTGCAAGCGAATCCTTCGCAGAAAAGTGGGGTTACTTTGGAATAATGTATAGATTGTGTAATGCAGATATTTCAAAACTAGAACAAATAACAAAGCTTAACTTATTAGAAGCATTTACTTGGTTAAGTTATGAAACAGACTTAGAGTCGCAAAATAAAGTAAAATATGGCAGTAAGCAATAAGACATACAATAACGTAATAAACACTCTATGTAGATTAGGAGAGTATCATCAGCAAATATCTACTGTATCAGTTGGAGACATCTATGACATTAACTTAGAGAAGATGGAAAAGTTTCCTTTATTACACATCAATCCTTTAAACGTAGCAACAGGAGATAGTGAGTTAGTATATAACTTTCAAATCTTTATTATGGATATGGTAAGCGAAAAGAATGATTGGAAGACTAAACAACAAACACAGCTTACAAAATTAGTAAACACTAAGAACAATGAGCAAGAGGTTTGGAATCAGACTTTAGAAATAGCTACTGACTTTATAGGTATGCTAAGACATAGTTCAAGACAATCACTTGAAGGAGTTAATGATATTAATGCACCTATATACTTTACACAAGATCAATTTACAATAGAACCATTCCAAGAAAGGTTTGACAATCTTTGTTGTGGCTGGGTATTTCAGATAGGAGTTAAAGTAATGAATGACTTTGATACTTGTAATATACCTGTATTAAATCAAGGTGCTGGTTACTAATGATTGAGATACTAAAGAGATTAAATGAGATAAAGATAGGCAAAGTAATAATAAAAATAATACCACCAACAATAACAATTAAAATATAGAATATGGCAGATTTAACAACAACAATTCAAGAATCAGTAACCTTAAATGGTTCACTAAGGGGTTCTACTAACTCAGTAACAACGACAGGTATAAATGATGTATTTGAAAGAATAGTAACTTGTGTACAAGGACAAGAAACAACAGTATGTAATTTTGCTGCAAGTCCTTATACATCTTCAAGTGCTATTGATGTAGATAGAGCAAAGTATTTCAGAATTACTAATTTAAGCACAACTGAGAATATAGAAGTAGCTTTTGTAGGTAGTGCTACATTGTATCAAGTTTTGATAACTCCAGGCAATTCTCATATATTAAGTCAAGCAGAAGCAGTTCTTTTAGCAGAAGCAGATACAACACCTAGTTTTGGTACTTTAGAAGATTTAGGTAGAGTAACAGTTAAGCCAACAAGCACAACAGATGCTAGAGTTGAAGTATTTGTAGGAGTAGAGTAATGAAGACTGATAATATAGAAAGGTACTTAAATAGCTTTGGTAAGCAAGTAGTCAATAGGTCTAAGGGTAATCTACAAAAAGCAAAAGGAGGAGGTACAAACTTAGAAAACTCTATTAGCTTTAAAGTAGTTACTGATGCTGATGGTTTTGCAGTACAATTCTATATGAGTAGTTATGGTACATTTGTAGATAAAGGTGTATCAGGTACAAAAGTAAAAAGAACATTTAAAGACTATACAGGGAAAACAATACAAAGCCCTTATGGTTATAAAAAAATAAAAGATCATTCACAGCCACCTAGTAAAGTATTAGATAAGTGGATAGTAAAAAAAGGTATAGCACCAAGAGATGAAAAAGGTAGGTTTATGTCAAGAAAAAGTATATCCTTTTTAATAGCTAGAAGTATAGGTAGAAATGGTATTCAAGGTATAAGCTTCTTTCAAAAACCATTAGGATTAGGTTTAAAGCAATTTGGTAAAGACTTATTAGGTAGTTTAAAAGAAGATATAATAGAAGGATTAATAACAGTAAAATAATGGCATTATATATAACACAAAAACCTTTATATGGAGATGTAAACAATGGAGCAATTCCTGTTGGACAACAAGTAGTATTTTCAGTAGAGGATGCTTTTCAAGTACAAAATAGATACAATGTAAAATATGTAGCAGAAGTTCATATAGGTACAAGTCCTATAAACCTTTCAGTTGCTACTCAGCTTGTAGCATCTTTTAAAACAACTCCTAACAATGCAGGTGTAGGTATATTTGATTTACAATCTATATTAGAAGGATATGTTAGCTCAGATAATTTAGGTTCAACGTCAGGAAATGGTAGTACATACAAGGGAGTTACATATACTAATAGTAAATCACATCCAATACATTTAATTGACAAATATGCAAGGACTGATAATTCGGTTAAATACTTTGCAATACAATTTACTGTTGAAGGATCTACTACTCCTACGAGTTCTGTACAACAATTAGGAGATGCAGTTAATTCAGCACAATATATAATGTTTAATGGAGTATTGCAATATGATAACTACTTAACACAGACAGGTGCTGATTATGGTTATAATCTAAAAAAGAATCTACTATACACAGCTAAATCTACTTCAGCTGCTAAATTCCTTACTAATTCTCCAACTACTTTATATGCTAATGTTAATGATTATGGTACACTATCTTTTTTAAACTTTCTACCTACATCAACTGATAGAATAAAACAAATCAATTTAGTATATTATAAAAATGATGGTACTACAAGTTCAGAAAGTGTTACGCAAAATTACACAAATGGAGGAGCTACTAACTTAGATAATATATTTACTCAATTATTATACTTTGGTGCTTTTCCTGGTAACTTACAAAATTGGTCTGGTACATTTCAAGGTCTTGTAGCTTTAGGTAAAATAGAAGGAGGTTATTATACAGTACAAGCACAAAATGATGATGACGAGCTACAACAACTATATACTATAAATGTAAATTGTCCTAACTCTAAAGGATATGAAAGTATTAGACTTACTTGGCTAAATCAGTGGGGTGTATGGGATTACTACACATTTACTATGAAATCTACTAAGTCTTTAACGACTAATAGAACAACATATACTCAAATGTCAGGAACTTGGAATGATAGCACATATAGAATTAATGGTTTTAAAGGTGGTAAGAAAAACTTTAGAGTAAACTCAACAGAAAGAATAACAGTGAATACAGACTTTGTAACTGAAGCAGATGCTGTATGGTTTGAGGAGTTAATTAATAGTCAAGAGGTATATGTATTAAATGGTTATGAAACAGAGACAGCACCTTACAATACTATGACTAATAAGTATGTAGAACCTATATTAATTACGTCATCTAATTATATTCGTAAGACTATTGCTAATGACAAGCTAATACAGTACACGTTTGAAATGGAAAGAAACAAAACACAAAAAACACAAACTTCATAATGAGCATACAATTAGTTTTACATCCTCAAGGTAACAGTCCTAATCAAATTATTGTAGATGGAGTAAATTTCTTTGGAGTTAATAATGCTACTAATTATTCTACTACAAGTTCTTTTACTGATATAATGAGTAATGCTTATCCTACTATACCTAACACTTGGTATAAGTTTATAAATACATCTTTAGGTACTCCAACAGTAGCAGCAGGAACAGGTGGTAAATTGTTACTAAGTTCAGTTGTATCATCATCTCCAGGCACACAATGTGGAGTATATCAACAGCTATCAGGATTAGTAGTAGGAGAAAGCTATACACTTACAATAGATTTAACCTCAGCAAGTGGAAATGTATTAGTATCTGTATATAATGGACAGATAGGATCAACACAAACATTTAGTGCTACAACTTCACAGATAACTGCAAATTTCACAGCATTGTCTGAAAATGATACAATATTTATAACATATCAAAATACAAGCATTAATATTTTAGGTATTGATAAACTTACATTAACAGGAAAAGTTGAGAATGGTGTATTAGGTCAAGTCATTTGTGATTTATATGAAGATGAAGAAATACCATTAACTTTAAGTATTGATGATTTTAAAAACGTAGCAGAAAAGATACAATCATACTCTAAGGACTTTAACTTACCAGCAACAAAAAGAAATAATCAAATCTTTGGTAATATATTTGAGATAACAAGAACGGTAGCGAATCCTTACGACTTTAATCCTTACGTAAGAACAAGAGCTGTTTTAAAGCAAGATGGTATTATATTATTTGATGGTGCTTTAAGACTTATAGACATACAAGACAGAGAAGGAGAGATAAGCTATAATGTTAATCTATATGCTCAGACAATAGCATTAGCTGATACATTAAAAAATAAGACTTTTGATAATATAAACTTTAATGAGTTACAACATTCTTATAACAAGACAATAATAAAAGGTAGTTGGTATGTAGACGGATTGACTTTAATTAATAATTTACCAACAGGAACTTATGCAGGTGTAGCAGGAACAAAAGAAACAGATGTACTAAAATACCCTTTTGTAGATTGGACACATCAAATGCTATATGCTAACGGAGCAACAGGAACAAATGCCACACTAGGAACACCTGAGCTTACATCATTTGAACAAGCATTTAGACCTTTTATAAAGATTAAGTATTTAATAGATAGAATATTTAGTGATGCTGGATATACTTACAGCTCAGGTTTATTTGAAAGTACAGAATTTGGTAAGCTATTTATGGACTTTAATTGGGGTGGTGATACTATGCCTTCAGTAATTGGAGATACTAGCTATACTGCAACGTATGATTATAATACAAGTACAGTTATTTTTGAAAATGCGACGGCTACTTATGAACCTTTACCATTAATAGCTAGTACAATGACAGGAGGTCTACCAACCTCTAACGTACCACCTGACTTTACAGAATCAGGAACAGATATTTATAAAATAGTATCAACAGGAGACAATCAATTATATAATATTGATTATGCTTGGAAATTATTACATATAAATGGAACTAGCACATTAGAAGCAAGATGGAGTCATTATAATGCTCTTACAGGTATAACACAAGAAATAGATTTTTTTACTGATACAATATCGACTTCAGGAGTTTCTGTAACTTATTCTGGCAATTTAGCAGTAGCATTAAATACAGGAGATAAGCTATGGGCTGAATATAGAAATATAGCATCAGGTTCAGGTTTGTACAGAGTAGCATTATCATCATTAGCAGGTAACGTAACGTATAACCTTAGTAGTGCATTAGTAGATTCTTCAATATTAAATTCATTAAGAGGAGAAATAAGCCAATGGGAATTTTTAAAAGGTATAATGACTATGTTCAATTTAGTTACATTACAAGATAATAATGATCCTGCTAATATTATTATAAAACCTTATGCTGATGTATTTATTAAAACAACATCAGGAACGACACTAAAAGAAAGAAGCATACAAGCAGATTGGACAGATAAAGTAGATTTAAAAGACGTAAAACTTACACCTTTAAATGATTTAAAGAAAAAGACTATATTTAAGTACGAAGAAGATGAAGATGATTATGTATTTAATGTATATAAAAAATCTACAAGTGGACATTTATATGGCTCTAAAGTATTTAGTGCTGAAAACCTAACACTATTAGAAGGAGAAGAAGAAATAGTAGCTAGTCCTTTTGCTGCAACAGTATCTAAACCTTTATGGTCTCAATTACAAGAGTTTATAGTTCCAACTATATATGCTATGGATGATGATGGTGCTTCTAGTGGTTTTGAAAACAAACCAAGAATATTATATCAAATGAACTCTAGCCCTGTACAAATGAGTTCTACATATTTTATACCTGGACAAAATGGTACATCAAGTGAAAACTCAGACTTATTATTTACATTTTCTCACTTAACATCTATACCAACTGTTGTAGGAACTACTGATGATTATAATTTTGGAGAAACACAATATTTTTTACCAATAGGACAGACTGTAACAAGTAATCTATTCAATAATTATTGGCTACCTTATTACAATCAGTTATATAATCCTGACACTAAGACAATGACTTTAAAGGTAAACTTAACAGCAGGAGATATAGCACAATTTTCTTTTACAGATTATATTATGATTAAAAACAGAGCATATAGAGTTAATAGAATAGACTATAAGCCAAAAGATTTATCAACAGTTGAATTTATACTAATAAACTAATGGAATTTAGAAACGGATTATCAGTAAAACCTAAAGAGGTATTAAGAAGTGGACAAGTAGTCTTTACAGATGGCACTAATGACGTTACACCTAATCAGACTGACTGTGAAGCATACGGATATACTTACAACCACAGAACTAGGACTTGTGAAGCATATAGCTATACAATGCGAGTACAACAAGCAATAAGTAATGAGACTAATACTATAAAAGGTGCAGGCAATGAAACAGAGACAGGTACTAACAATACTTTGTTAATAGGAGAAAACAATATAGTAAAAGGAGAATCTAGGAACAACATAATAGTAGGTAATAATAATGAAATTGTAAATGGTATAAACAATGTAGGTGTATATGGAACTTTTGCACAAGCTACTGTATCTAATTCAATAGTATTAGGTGGTAATTCAGGTTCTGATAGTTTATCTGAAAGACAAAGTATTCAACTTATATATGGAACTCAAACTACACAAGGAAGTACAGTACATAGTTATCTAAACAACATTACAGACAACTACTTTACAATACCTGATAACTGTGCTATGTATTTTCACGCAGACGTATTAGCTCTAAGAGTAGGAGGTACAGGAACAGGTAGTGCTGGAGATTTTTTAAGTTGGGTAGAAAGGGGGGTTGTAAGAAATGCTTCAGGAGCTTTGAGGATAGAAAGAGAAAGAGATACAATTAAAGGTTTCGGAAATCATACTAATTGGAGACCAACAGCAGTTGTAAGTGGTACTGATTTTATAATAGACGTAAGAGGAGCAACAGATACAACAATAGAATGGTGTAGTAATATAACATTTACACAAATTAAAACAAGTGTAGCACTTTAAAACAATAGATATGGCAGATAAAACAATGACTTTTGAAATAGATAGTAACATTAAATCAGTTACTAAAGATGTAGAAAAGTTAGACAAAGCTACTGATAAAGCTTCAGGTGGGTTCAAAAAAATGGGTACAGCCGTAAAAGGTATTGGTACTGCTTTAAAAGCAGCTGGTATAGGATTAGTAGTAGCACTTTTAGCTAAACTAGGAGAAGTGTTTAGTAAAAATCAAAAAGTATTAGATACTTTTAATACTGCAATGACTGCATTAGAAATTGCTTTTAATGATTTATTTAGTTTTATATCTAATAACATAGGTGCTGTTACAGGGTTTTTTAAAGATATATTTGAAAATCCTCAAGAAAGTTTAAAAGATTTTGCCAATGCTATTAAAGATAATCTTATAGAGCGTTTTCAATCAATGCTAGATATGATAGGTCATTTAAGTAAAGCAATAGGACATTTATTTAAAGGAGAATTTGCAGAAGCTAAAGATGCAGCAGTTGAAGCAGGTAAAGAAATGGTTGATACTTGGACAGGAGTAGATAATAGTGTAGATAAAATAACACAAACTATTAAAAAAGGTGCTGAAGTTGTATTAGATTATTCTAAAAAGACTTTAGATCAAGCAAAAGCAATTACTGCAACAGAAAAAGCAGCAGAATTAGCAGCAGTAGAATTTGCTAAGTTAAATGCTCAGTATTTAAAAGACGCAGAGATACAAAGACAAATAAGAGATGATGAAACTAAGACTTTTGAAGAAAGAATAGAAGCTAACAAAGAATTAGACAAAATATTAGCAGAACAACAAAAAGCACAAAAAGAACAAATACAATTACAGATTAATGCAGCACAAGCTCAGTATAATATAAATGCAAGCCAAGAAAATTTAATAGCATTAGAACAAGAAAAAGTTGCTATGTTAGAGCTTGAAGAAACAATAACAGGACAGCTATCTGAGCAAAAGACTAATCAAGTAGCATTAGAAAAAGAGTTATTAGAAACACAAAACGAGCTAAGAGCAGAAGGACTTACAGGTATAGAAAGAGAATTAGAAGAACTTGAAGCTGCTTATAAGCTTAAATTAGATATGGCTAGAAAGTCAGGAGTAGATATTGCAGCTATTACTGAACAATATGAAAAACAAAAAGAACAAGTTGTACAATCAGGAGTAAATGCTCAATTAGGTGCTTATTCAGCTCTTACAGGTGCTTTGGGTGCTTTAGCTGGAGAAAATAAAGAACTTGCTATTGCACAAGCTATTATGGACACTTATGCAGCAGCTAATGCAGTTTTAAAAGATCCAACTTTAGTAGGACCTGCTAGATTTGCTTCAGCAGCAGCAGTTATAGCAACAGGTCTTGCTAATGTTCAATCTATTATGAATACTCAAGTGCCTGGAGGTGGTGGTGGTGGTGGTGGTTCAATACCTGCTAGCCCACAAACTCCTGCTCCTCAGATGATGTCAGGATCTTTTGAATTAAGTAATACAGCAGCACCTGAGCCAATGCAAGCTTACGTTGTTTCTGATGATATAACTAACAACCAAGATAAACTAGCAGCAATAAGACGTAGAGCTACAATCTAAAAATCAAATAAATATTAATTAAATCTATTATATAGTATGCCTTGTACAAAATGTGAGAACGGAAAATATAAATGGGGAAAGACAGGAGAATGTAAATATGACTCCAAAGAAGAATGTGAGAAAGCTAATCCAAAAAAATATAGTAAAATGAAACCAACACCACTAGGAAAAAAGTCGTATGAAGAATACGAAAAAGAATTAAAAGAATTTAACTTGAGTAAAGTTGAAAGAGTAGAGTTAGGTTTAATAGATGATGCGTTAAAATTTACTAAAGGTGTTAATGTTTTTGGTAAAAATATAGATATATCAGAAGAAGAATTAGAAAAAACTTTTAGATCAGTTAAAGTAGATTTAGAAGAATTACAAAGTGATTTAAACGCACTTAAAAAAGGTATAAATGAAGTAGATAAACAAGCAAAAGAATTAGGTGTAGCGAAAAATATGTTATCTACTTTGCCTAAATATAAACAAGCGATTGAAGCAATTAGTTATGGAGAAAAACAAATAACTAAAGCAAAGAAATTATTAAAATAATATGAAAGAAACTAAAATAGTAGAATTAGTAATAGCAGATGATAGTCAAGAACTAGCTATTGATGCTATTAGCTTAGTAAACTCTCCAGCAATAGAGCAAGACTTTGTATTTTTTGGAAAAGA